ATAGAATATCTTTCCGCGTCATCTTCCTCCTCAAAAAGAAAAAGAACCTTATGCCCATAAGAATCCTGAACGGCATATGCTCCTTCATCTTTATTATTCTTTACAGTTAATAGGTACATTACTCAACCTCACAAGATTGTCTGTAAAGATCCTGTAGAATTTTCTTGATTACTCCTTTATCAAGTTCTAAATCAGACTCTTCAATATATCTATTTAAAATTGATATCGTGTTTTCCTCCTCATCAACTTCAAAATCTTCACACTCATGAATTTGAAAATTCTCAATAATTTTCATATCTTGAACCCCAACGGAATAAAGTTTATCAATAAACTTTTCAAACTGTTTGGGTTCTGTTTTTTTACGAACAATTACTTTTACAATCTTACCTTCATACTCCTTAAATTTAAATAATTGTAATGGAGTGTCTTCATAGTAAATATTATGAAAGAGTTTGTATGGATTTTCAATATGAGTATGCTCAAGAGTTTCTGTATCAAAAATTGTAAACCCGCGAGGATCATTCACATCATTCCAAAACATCTCATATGGATTGCCTAGGTAGAAGATTCGTCCGTTGTCTGATCGTGTATGGTAATGACCCGAAAATGTCCGCTCGAACTTCTCAAATAGTTCGCTAGCCATACCGTCTTCCATGGTGTGACCGCGATGCGCTCTAAATCCGTTGAGTTCAAGGTGCCCCATCGCGACCTTGCTAGTTGAATCTTTAATCGATTTGATACTGCTTTCAAAATTTTCTGCATTAATCCAAGGAATAAACAACACTTGTAAATTATCTATAGCAACTTCTGAAATTTCACTATAGGTTTTAATATTACTATAAGTTTGAAGAAGAAGTTCTGGGGAATTGACCTCATTAGTATTCTTATAATAACAATCATGATTACCCACAATCATATGAACATCATATGATTTGAGAGGATCAAATACAACTCTTTTTGCCCACTCTAAACTTTGATAATCAATTGATTTGCGACTATCAAAAGCATCTCCCATATGAATCACAGTTGTGATATTATTTTCCTCTAATGCTGGGAAAAAAATATCTTTGTAAAACTTCTCAAAATAATCGTGAAGAAACTTTGATCCTTTACGAGCACCATAGTGAGTATCTGTAATGATAGCAACCTTCATCTATTTTTCTGGGCGATGGAATCTTTGATGCTATTATAGTCTGAACTACTACCAGAAAGCAAGCTGTCATCAACCATCATGACTTCATCATATCCAGATTTAGAAATGATTTTTGATTTGATTTCAAGTTGTTTCTTCTCCTTCTGAATCCTACGAAGGAAAGCGTAGTGAATGATTTGCGTAAAATATGCAAAAGGATTCTTTGATTTTTCTGGATTGAAATTGTGTATATACTGTACACAATTCTCAATACCATCAGAGATCATGTCCTCACGGAACATGTAATTGACAAAGTTTGGTTTATAAGATAGATGTGTGGCGATCTTCAGGAAACATTCACCAAGATAGTTTGTAATTGGAGGTTTACCAGGCCACCGCTTTGCTCTATCTTCTTTAGTAGGTTCTCTACCGTAGTTCTCGATGAAATGCTTTTCTACCTTAGATCTATAGACAATTAGGGCATCCAACAACTCTCTGTTGTTTACGTATTGCTCTGTCTTTTTTCTAGGCATAACATTTGCATTTAATGATAATTGATATGTTTATTATAACACACTTTTATGACTTGACAACATAGCGAATTATAAGTAGAATACCTTTGTTAGGTTTGATGGGTAATCTATTAACTAAGAGTTTTCTTTAAGATTATAAAGATCTTCAAGTTTTTTTCTTGCTTCTTCTACACTGCTAACGTATCCCATTTCTCTGGATGGTTTTACCTTTCCAGAGTTTTTATTCTCTTTTTTTATACCTTTAGGAATTTCTTCATCTTTCACATAATTATTGTATAGATTAATAATAACATCATTTTTTAGTTCTGTTATTGTTAAAATCTTTTCAGGTTTTATGATAAAGAAATCATCATCAGGTATTTCCATCCAAGGTTTAATCTTTACTACATTACCTCTATGATTTTGAATCATATGCATGATGATAGGAGTTTGAAGAACTAATACTGGATCTCCATCATTGTCATCCTTAGAAACTAAAGAAACTATTTCTTCACCTGAAACTAATTTTATTACTGCGTAAAATTCCTCTTCCATTAATTTTTTAGGGGTATGTTTACAATGTCATAATTAAAGTTCTCCTCATTATAAACTTTAATTCTTTCTATCAAATGGTTAAGTGTATAATTTTTCCTGGATTTGTAGGATATATCGTCAGCGATATCATAAAGAGTCGCTTTTGTTTTGTTGTTTCCTTTTCTAAGTACTCGTCCAATACTTTGTAGGTTTCGTATTCTGGATTTAGAAGGAGAAGCAAAAATAACATTGTGCAAATTCTTTATGTTGATTCCTGTACTAAATGTTCCATATGAAGCAACAATAATTGCATCGTTTTCTTTTTCAGTAATTTCCCTTACACGTTCACGATCTTCAGTAGCGACACCTCCGTGAACGAAGAAAACCTGTCGTTTATCCACACTACCGTTATTTATTAAATCAAATAATGGTTGCCCATGTCCTTCAACTCTAGAGAAGAGTATAAGAGTATTGCCCTTTAAATCAAGCGCAAGATTTCTGATAAATTTGTTGCGTCTATCATGATTTATGATATACTGAACTTCATCTTCAAAAGTTTCAAATCTATGTGCTGGGTGTTTTAATAAAAGAACATTAATATCCAATTTAGCTACATGACCTTTCGCCATCAGTTCTTCGGTTCTGATGATCTTATAAGATGGTCCAAATAGTCCTTCTAGAACCCATTTATGTGTTTGAGTTCCATCGAGAGTTCCTGTAAATCCATAGCGAAACTTTGCATCTGAAAGTTTTGTCATTATAGATATTAATGACTTGCTTTTAAACTGGTGAGCCTCATCCCCAATAACTACGTTAAATCTAGCAAAATACTTTCGGGGGAGTTTGTAGATCGATTGCCAGGTAGTAATAATGACTTGGGAATCTGTTTCCCTCTCTCTACCAGCGTATATCTTATGGCAATATGAACCTACATCCCAACCATAGTCTGCAAAATCTTTATACATCTGCTCTACTAGGGAAGTCGTCGGAACAACTATCAGAGTATTTTGTCCGCGTTCAACGTGATATCTCACAATCGAATATATCATCAGAGACTTTCCAGAAGCAGTTGGGGATATCAACAACCTTCTATTATGCTTTAAGGCGTCGTATACGCCTTCGATCTGATATTCTCTAGGAGCATACTTACTGACTGCAGTCATATAATCTTTAACACCTTCCTTTGAAATTGTTAAATTTGTTTCAAATGGAAGACCGTAAAATTTATTATCTACAAATTCATAAGTATATCCATGATTATCACAAAACTGCGTAATCTTATCTAATAACCCAACGTATATCTCTCCTGTTTGGGTATTGAATAAGCGAATCTTTCCGTCCCAGTATTTACTTCGATACTGAGGCATAAATTTTGCACCAGGAACATCAAACGTAAACTGGTCTGCTAGTTCGTAATATACATGTGGTTCTGCTTCAACTTTTAAATATACTTCATTTTTCTTAGAAATAATCAAGTGTGACATTCAATTACCTATAAGGCTTATTGATATTTAGTCCACCTGATTGAATTGAAATTCTAATAAGAGTCTGTAAAAATTATCTCTCATTGCAATTAAATTTTCTTGCTCTTCAGGATCTCCACCAGACCATTTTTCACATGCCTGCTTAAGACCAGTGTATATTAATTTTACTCCTTTATAATTAAGTTCTACTTGAAAATAATTTTCGTCTTCCATTTAAAAACCTGCCTGAAACTTTTGCCATTCGATTGCATTCTTTATTTGAAACGTTCTATTAGAAATTGTCTTGATGACTTCCTCAAGAAACTTTAACTCGACATCATAATATCTAATCTTCATATCAATCTTATTCATTTTTTCATCTGCATCTAGATGCCTCTGTAAGGCATCCTTTTCCCTAACTTTATATGGGAATGGTTCTTCAACATAAACTTCTGCTGGTGCCTTTCCTGAGTAGTAGTTATATCTTTCTAACTTCACTTTGTTATATTGCTCTCTCGCTCGCTCTCTAAGTAGAGTAATTGTATTATAAACAGTATAATATTTTGAGTGAAGTTGTGGAACCTTCAAAGACTCATCATGTAAATTATCAGGATCTATAACAGAGTCTTTCTGCCACATCTCCTGAATTTTATCGAGATCCATTAAACGGCAGGCATTTTGATATCGTAGATAGTATACTTGAAAGACACCTCTGCCGTCAAGTAGTTTGTGGCATCATCGTCTGCCTCAAACTCCAAGGAAGTTAATGAAACTGGAAATAGATCTTTAAAATTTACTATTGCAACTGTGTTATAGTTACTGTTTAGAATATGTAGAGTTCCATCACTACGCTCCAATTTCTCTTCCTTAACACCATCTTCATTCGTTAATAAATCTGTATATTCTTGATTAGATTGTGGAGTTCCAAGACCTCTCATCCAATTATGAACTGCCAAATAATTTTCTAAATTCTCATCTATCAAAAATCTTAGATTTAAATCTCCATAGGTTAATTTGTCTCCTGGCAATTCTATATCTTTTAAAAAAGTTGTTTGTATTGCCGTACCTAAAGAAATTTCTGGCAACCTTGCATAATTGCAGAACATATCCACTTTTGGAATTTTAGTTAGATTGAACTTAAATCCAATAGGTGATAAAAAATTTCTGTTAGATATTTGATTATCAAATGCTGCCATTTTTATTTTTATTTAGAATGGTTCTTGCTTCTTCTTGAGTCAGATTGGGGTTCTTTTCAAGTTCTAATGCCAATCTACCAGTTACCTTTGCTGTTGCAACACTAGTTCCTTCAACATAAGCAACTTCATGCTTATCAGATCTAAAATCTTTAATTGCAGATGATGTACTTCTATAATTCACTGCACTCAAAGTATAGTCTCCATCTTCAAAATAATCTATTCTTGGTCCATTTCCCCCACAATGTAAACTTGAAACACAAATAATACCTGGAGAACATCCAGGACTAGATCCTCTGTTTAAATAAATGTCACCAAATTGAGCTCTGCAAATACGATTATCATAATCTACTCCTCCAGGAACATCAACTGTTAACTGACTATTCCTGGTAGATCCTACAACAATAATTCCATTATCAATTAATTTTTTGATTCCAGAATCTATTTTTTTATCGCGCATTGGTAGATATCTTAAGCAGTTATCTCCATAAAAATGTTCTGGTGGTATTATAGTTTCAAGACCTATTTTCTTTTGTTCTGGTGGTAAAAAAGATATATCAGGAAATCTATCCCTATACTTAAATGCAATGAAAGAGTTTATTCTCATTTTTGATGTCCTAGTTGCAAAACTAAGATTGCATATTGTTGGATTCTTTCTTTCTTTAACAAATTCAATTATATAATCATAAAGTAAATGCTTCCATTTTATTGCCCAACTATAGTTATAATGAATATTAAAAATATTTACATTTGGTGCAATCCCTAATGTATTGCCGCCAATTATACTTGCCATTGAAGTTCCATGGGACCCTCTCTTGCCAGTAAATGGTTTTATATTCTCATATTCATATTCGTCTTTGGTATCATAACCTAGTTTTTTGCTATACTTTAACCAATTAAATTTGTGTGCTCTTGTGTCAAATTCTGGATGATCAAATTCAATGTGAGTATCAACTACAATAACATCAACCATAACAAGTGCTGTAACAAGTTATATAGACAAAAAAAGAGGGTCCGAAGACCCTCTTGGAAATATGTGAACTTGGATCACATGAGGTTGTTGACGCGAACACGTCTGTAGTAAACGTTAGAGTCACGGGTGAGTGCTCCATTACCCTGAGTAGCACCTTGAGCGAATGGGTTAGCAACAATCCCGTAACGGGTCTTGAAGCCAATCTTAGGCTGGAAGGTGTTCTCTCCAACGGCACGAACCATCTGGAGGGGAACATATGGGCAATAGAAGAGACCTGCGTCATAAGGGGAAGAACCCTTATATCCAGCAACGTAGTACTGGGAGGCAGCGTTGTTTGCAGAATAAGGATCGATGTATACGCGATACTTACCAGCAAGAACACCAGCGAAGGTGTTACCAGTGTCGTCAACGTTAAGGTTGGCGTTGAGGGCAGGGGTGTAATC